AATTATGTTTTACTGTGATGAAAATAAATTAGAACCCGAAACCGCCGGTAAAATGGTTGGTGGAAAACTGAAACAAAATGTACAAGATGAGGCAGAAGATCTTCATCTGATTCCAAAAACATCTAAACTACCAATATGAAAGGAGAGAAATTGGTGAAGACCTTTAGGGGTTGACAAATCAGAAAAGTATGTTATAATATAACTATATAATGATTAAGTGAAATAAATCGCAATACAATCAATACAACGCAATACGAAATATACGAAAGGTAAATATGTCGTTCTCAGATATGAAGAAAAAACGTGGAGATAAACTCCAATCCCTCCTAAAAGAAACCGCAAAAATAAATACCCCCTCAAGAGGTCAAGGTGATGATGATCGATTCTGGCGTCCAGAATTGGACAAGTCAGGCAACGGAATGGCCGTTGTTCGATTCCTCCCTGCTCCAGATGGAGAAGATCTCCCCTGGTCACGTTCATGGAATCATGGATTTCAAGGACCCGGTGGATGGTACATTGAAAACTCTTTAACTACTCTTGGTCAAAAAGATCCAGTAAGTGAACATAATTCACAACTCTGGAACTCAGGTATCGAGGCGAACAAAGAGATCGCCCGTAAACAGAAACGTAGGCTTACCTATGTCTCTAATGTTTATGTTCTCAAAGATCCATCAAATCCTCAGAACGAAAATCAAGTTCGCTTGTACAAGTATGGGAAGAAAATATGGGACAAACTTAATGATAAGATGAATCCTCAATTCGAAGATGAAACTCCAGTCAATCCTTTTGATTTATGGGAAGGTGCGAATTTCAAAATAAAGATTCGTAAGATTGATGGGTTCTCAAATTATGATAAGAGTGAATTTGAAAATCCTGCTCCTCTTGATACAGATGACGCCAAGATGGAAGAAGTTTGGAAAACAGAACATTCATTGGAAGACTTTACTGATCCAAAGAACTTTAAGACTTATGCAGAGTTGAAAGAGAAATTGGATAGAGTACTTGGATTAACATCTAACGTTCCTACACCAAAGTCTAATAGTTTTGATGCTCCTTTTGATGGTGGCAAACCTATGACTACTCCACATGTAGAACCTGTTGTTGAAAGTGTTACAAGTACAGATTCAGACGAGTATTCATACTTTGCAAAATTAGCTGAGCAAGAATAATGAATAATGAGAATGGTACTATGTATGGATTTTTCTTTTGTGTGATTTTAGTGGTATGGTGTGCATCAACTTGGGGCGATCCTGATTTGATGGATGCCCTTATCTATTATCTTTCAGATGGTTATTATAAAACTTAACTACTAAGAAATTATACGTACATTCATCACATCACCATTAGATGGGCTAACCCCAGAGGCGGGCATTACCAAAGGTGCAGAAGAATTTACTTGGTTAGTTGATGTGTTATTAATTATTGTGGTATTAGTCCCGCCTCCAGCTTCTTTACTTTCTACTTGTAATTGAGCTAACATTTGTCCTGTCATTAAACCTTCCGTGGCCTTTGAGAAAGCAGTTAATTTCTCCATATCAACTTTACCCATAAACTTATCAAGTCCATCACCGAGTTTTTCTAGATTATCAGCATCGAAACTTTTGAAAGATGATGCAAGAGCTGTAACTCCTTGTCCGGCTTGAAATAATTGAGGTCCTATTAAAGCAAACTTTGCAAATTTATCAACAGGATCACTCGCACCTATCCATTTTCCAAATCCTTCAGCAAGGCCGGAAACAAATCCCCCTTTACCAAACTCCATCAAGCCGTCACCTATCGCCTTAATACCAGTTCCCACCATTGCGAAGTTAGATGCATCTATTTGACCAAATCTAGCAACGGATTCCGAAACTCCTATTAATCCTTTTGGGTCGTTGAGTAAGTTAGCTATTGCTCCACCAATTGCAAAGTCTTTCAATCCAACACCTATCAACGACATTCCTGTACCAACTGGTGCTAGATTTTCTGAAGGTACTTTACCGAACAGTTCAACACTTTTTGCAATCTTATCTAATTGCGCTTCGCCGGGAGCCATTAGACTTGCTAGTGCACCACCAGCACCAAAGTCCGCCAGGCCTCTACCAATCAATGACATTCCTGTACCAACTTTTGCAAGATTTTCTGAAGGGATTTTTCCAAATCTTTCAACAGAATTTGCTAAACCTTCAATAACTTTTCCGTCAGGCATGAAATTTCCACCAATTGCTGCGCCGACACCAAAGACTGCAAGACCACCACCAACTGCCATTATCCCTTTACCAAGTTCAAAAAGACTGCCAGGAGCTATAGCTGCAAATCTTTCGATATTCTTAGCCATACCTTCAATAACTTCTCCTTTAGGCATGACTGCACCACCAATTGCGGCTCCAACCGAAAATAATACAAGAGCAGCAGCTAATGCTGTAAGACCAAGAGCAACCTTGAACATATTACCAGCATCAAGTCCGGATAATCGTTCTATTCCAGTAACTATACCATCTATTACTGTTACTATTGTATCACCAATAGTTTTAATTAAACCTGAAATGGAATTAATAACTTTTGTTACGGCGGCACCAATAGAGGTAATAATTCCTTCTATCGATGTTCCAATTTTAGCTACATTGTCACCAATAGCATTGATAATTCCTTCTATGGCAGTTCCAAGTTTTGTAATACCGGCACTAATAGAATCAATAATTCCAGATATAGAAGCACCGATTGCTTTTACAATAGGTTCTATTTGGTTAACTACGTTATCGAAACTACCTAGTATTTTTTCAATTACTTTACCAACTGTTGCAACAATTTTTTCTATCTTATCGGCTACGGCAATAATAACATCACCAACCTTATTGAGAATGCTTTCTACCACCGGAGCAAAGGCAACAAGAACTTTTCGAACATCTGTAATGGCTGAAGAAATTGCTTTTATTACTGCCTGCATAGTTTTGTTGAGGACAGGATCAGTAATGATATCTTTTATTACTTTGAATAATGATGTAACAATTGGAGTTAAGGCTTTAACTACAGTAGCGAGCCCATCAAAAAATGCAGTGATAAATGGACCCATGTTTTTTACCATGTTTCCAAACCCCTCCAAAACGTTTTTTAGAATAGTTCCAATTGCATTACCAAGAGATTCGATTATACCAGTAACAAATTCTAATGCTTTACCTTCACCCGCAATCATTTCAAATACTTTAAATGCTGCAGCGAGTCCTGCGGCGAATATTGGTAATGAAATGGCTATGGCCGCTACACCTATGACTACCAATGGATTAGCAAACGCGGCGAGCCCGCTTGCTAGACCTTTTAGAAACCCAGAGATACCTTTTCCCATTGACTTCATACCTCTTCCCATGGCGCCAACAGGATTCATTACAGCCTTACCCATTTTAGAGAAAAATCCACCAGCTTTTGCTTCTTCTGCTTTTGCATCAGGAACCTTCATCTGATCTTCTCCGGCTCCACCTTTTCTTGCGGCTTCTGCAGCCGCTTCTCTCGCCGCAGCAGAATCATCTAATTGTAAATTAAGTATATTTGCTAATATATCGACAGTCTTATCCATCTGCCCACCCTGCGTCTGCATTACTGAGCCTATGCTTTCTGTGGAAGCTGAAATATTACTTAGAAATCCTCCTGACTCCAATGCCCAATTGTTACCCCCAGAATCATCTTCTGTAGCTGCAGCAGTTGCAGCTGCAATATCTGTGGGCAGACTTTCACTTAACCCAGTTAAAGATTCATTCCCCGATTCAACAAGATCAATGTGGTGGAGTTGATTTCCAACTTGATCTTTAGCGGCATCGGCGATAGTTTCCATATGATCCGTTTGCCTTTGCATTTCACCAGTTGCAAATTCATCTCCCTCAAGTAATTGTCCTTGTACTTCACTAAGATTTTCTAGCTGTGTCGTCTGTTGACCCGCTTGTTGTTGAGTGTCATTGTGCCGTGTTTCTGTCTCTGCAAACTCGGACATTGTTGCACCGCGCAAAGCTGTAATTTCTTTTCCTCTTGCTACATCTCGTTTCTTCGCACCGCGTCTATGAAAGAAAGCAAATACGCGTCCAAGTTTACCACCCTTGACTAACTGCGCACCAGATCGCCTTGAGTTTTCACCTTGTTGATCTAGTTCTTTATTAAGATCCTCTAACTGATCTACAACATCAGTTAAAGTTTTTCCTGTTGGTGTTCCTTCTGCGGCCATTTTTATCGTCCTTTATTTTTGGCATTTTCGGCTCTTATTCTTTCGTTTTCTTCTTTAATCCAATTTTGTAATAAGATTATATATATTGCTCTTTCATAAGGATACATATTATCAAGTTCAGTTAGACTCCAATGGTGGTGCTGAATCATAGCGAAGTTTGTTTGATAATGATTCGCCAAGGAATCGTGACTCAGCGCTATACGAAAAAAGAATCAATCCCCTCGATAATCATCACCCTTGCTTCTTTACATTTTGGACATTTCCAATCTATTTTATGGCTTAGTCTTGGCATCGATTCAAAAAAGTCTCTTACTTTAGTGAATTGCGCAGAACTAAGAGATTCAATAAAATCATTTAATTCTTTTTTGGTAGAATCTTTTGCCTTGAATATTTCTTCTCCATCCCAAATGTAATCAATACAATCTATAATCAATTTAAATACATTTTCTGATTTTATGTCTTCACCTTCTCCTGCATATTTTTGCACAGTTTCAATTTGTGGAAATTTCAATTTCAGGCCAATATTTTCAGTAATGTTTACTTCTGAAGCTTTAATGTCTGTAGTATCCATAACAATATCATCAATATTAATTTCAACTGGACAAATATCTGCTTCACTTGCTTTTTCACAACATTTAAAGTTTTCAGGTCTACGCGGGTTAATTGTTAAAATTTCCCCTACTGATCTTCCTCTGAGTTGAAGGAAAAAATATTCAATATCAAATGATGCAAGAGTTTTAAGGTCTACTGCTCCTTCTGTGCAAGAAGTTATAATATCTTGCATGGCTCTGGTCATCGCTTGATTATCCCCAGCTTCCATTGCCATTAATAATGTCTTTTCTTCTTTTACAAGAAAAGGTCTATATTTAACCTTTTGTCCTGTTGAAGGAATTTTCAATTCATAAGTGGGGGTTGCCACTCTTGGTAATGCCATAATATTCTCCTATAATAATGTATAATAATTTAATTGTCTAACTAGAGCCATCGGTCCACCAGCTATATCCAATATCTATTGTAAAATCTACTAATTCTGCGCTTTCCCATCCTAGTTCTATAGCACCTATTGTTTTCGGCCAACATTCATGTAATACTACTTTATGTGTAGGTGTGTCTGCGATAGTTGTAGTTTCACTATAACATGAAATTGTAACTGTTCCTATAAAACTTTTATAATATTGCATATTATACGAAGAGTTACTTTGTATATGTTCATGCCAATCATACCAGAATTTTCTGGCTGTCCAGTCATTTGTACCTAAGAAATTAATTGTTACAGGCTCCTCTGTCACTTCATAAGGAACTTCTAATCCAAATTTACCACCACTTCTATAAGTAGTTGATCCGAAAGATCTAGATGGTAATGAAATAGATTTAACGAGAAATTCTATTGATGCAACTGGAACCGAAGTAACTAATGTTGCTGGTGGTATAATTTCAACTGTAAATCTATTTCTTTTTGCATAACTTCCTAGACCATCTAATTTGGCCATAAAATCAGTTATTGCAAAATCTGTTCGTCCTGTTGGTGCTGGTGCTGCCATTAAAACATTCCTTTGCTATGTGCCCATACTTTCTTTTTACTTGCTTTTCTAAATCTCTCTACTGGTAGAAAAAGTGCTACTTCCCATTCATCTGCATTAACAAGTACATATTGAGATTTAACTTTACTTGAAAGATATCTGTGTACTGTCGGTCTTGCTCTTTTAATCTTAGTGAAACCTTTTAACATATTGTATGTTAATTTTAATTTGGTTGTTTCATCGTATTTTTTATTATTTGCAAACATCTTAAGTTGATCCATTAATATAGCTCTATGTTTTGGAGGAAGATAATGAAAATTCAATCCAAGAAATCCATCGGTATATTTTTCGATGGGAAAAACCAAAGGAAAGGTATCATACCAGGGAAGCTCATTTTTCCATTTAGGATCATAAGAATAGAAATACATTTTCCCTAGTACACTTTTAGATACTAAATTTTCTGAACGTGAAAGTATTGTCTTTGGCGTCTCATCAGAAAATTGACCTTTTGTTCTATTGACAATTGAGCGGAACCAATCACCCGCAGCTCTTGCTCTAGCAGTTACTGAATTAGTCTTTATTGCGTCTTTTAATTTATCCAAATAGGATTCTTCTACAGTAGCCATATTACTATTTAGTTATCAAAGTGTCCTCTGTTATTATTTGCCATTTCCAACCTTTATGTTCACAAAACTCTTCTGCCGCCCTCCATTTAGCTTCATTGACTCCCCATGTTTTTACTTCTTTGAGGAATCTTCTCCTATGTTTGGGGTTAGGTTTGGGGGGTTTTGTTTGCTTCTTTGGTTTGATTTCAATTAGAGATTCACCTTGATTGGTTTTAACCCAAAAATCGGGATAATATCTATGTACTCTATTGTCAATGGGTGAACGATAGGGTATAATGATCTCTTCACTTGACCAGCGCAAGACTTCAGGTTGTCGATCTAGGTATTTCATGAAGGTTAATTCCCACCCAGATCGATAAATAATTTTAGTATAATCCCCTTTATATTTTTTATAATTTTGTGGTCTAAACTTACCTCTGTATGCCATATAAATATATAGATAGTTCAAGAATACCAATTACAAAAGGATGTCCGTAATGAAAATTTACACAGAAGTTATATATTTTTGGGATGATGATAAAGGTGAGTTAGTACAAGAATCTTCAAAATTCTACGATTATGATGGGCCATTAACTCTGGCCAATGATTCATCTACTGGAATTATGGACCCAACTACTTCAGCAATGACACCAATGCAATATTATGAATATCCTTCTAATATTGGTGGAATGTCTGGTCAAACTGATAATTGGATAGCCTTTGAAGCTACTGGTTTCAAAACTCAAAGTCCGACGTTTGAGGTAGCATTATATATTCCTGGCGACGCTTTAAATACATCATATAAATCAGAATATGAAGCAGTTGCATTAGGTGGACTAGGAGCTATGGCGGATAAAGCCGTTAAACAAATGCAAAATACAGGAGGGCCAGGTGGAGGATTTAGTGTCGAAGGTTTGAAAAATATTTTAAGTGCACAGGCCTCTGCAGCAACGAGTGAATCTGGAAAAGTAGGGCTACTTAAAGCGGGAGAGCGAGCAAACGTTTTGGTGGAAGGAACAAAAACTATAATGGAACGAGCACAAGGTGCTGTACTTAATCCTTATATTGTTGCCGCATATAAAGGCCCTTCTGATATGAGAACACATGAATTTTCTTTTCAAATGTTACCACAAGATGTAGATGAATCTAAGGCTTGTGTGAAAATAGTAAATGCATTTAAAAAGGCCATGTTACCTTCTCATGGAGGAGGAGATTCCCAAACTGCACCTTCAATGTTGTTTGGATATCCTGACACATTTGAGATTAATTATTATATTGATGGAAGACCATTACCAAAAAGTGGTTCAAATCCTATGTTTAATATAGGGAAATCAGTATTGACTGGCTGCGATTTAGATTTTACTACAGAAAGTGTACCTCTATTTTTTGATGGTACACAATTTCCAGTAAGTATATCAATGAAACTTTCATTTATGGAACTAGAAGTAATGTATCGAGAAAGAATAGAGCAAGGAGCATAATACATGTCTGAATATTTTCAACATTATCCACAAATTAATTATGATATTACTGGAGCAAAACCCAGTAAAACTAAGACTGTGATTAATTTAATGTCAAATGCAAAAATAAAAAACATTCTTAAAAATGATATTGTTAATTATTTTTCTTATTCAATACCAGAATCAGAGCGTCCTGATATAACAGCGTTTAAGATATATGGTGATGTAAAATATACATGGTTAATTTTTTTAATTAATGAAATATATGATCCCATTTTTGACTGGCCATTAAATTCTAGAGAATTTGGAAATTATGTTAAAAACAAATACGTAACTCTAGCAGCCGCAAAAAATACTGTGCATCATTATGAACAAATTGTTAGAACCAGAACAGAAGCAACAGGTACTAATGAAGCAATTCCTTTAGCATGTTTGGAAGTTGATGTAACAACCTATAATGCTCTTGATGCCGCAGATCGAAATATTGTATATTGTTATGATTGGGAAATAACTAGAAATGAAGCTAAACGAGAAATTAAATTAATTGATAGAAGGTATGTTGCAGAGATACTTTCTGAACATTCGGAGAAACTTAACTGATGGGTGCACCGATGAGCATTCTTGAGAGGCGAAAAGCAGGACAGGGTATTCCCCCAGCGTCAGCTGATCATGGATCTAAATCCGATTTTTTAAGAAATCCACAAGCAGATAAACTCCCCTCATTTCCTGGTGATTTTGAGCTTCAGAAACTTCGTCTGACTTCACCCAATAGAAAAGGGTTTGTTGATCTAAAGGCCGCTTGGTCAGATTTCAATATTTATGAAGATCTTTTTGGAAGTTATCTTACTGGAAATATACAGATAGTAGATGGTGTAGGATTACTGGAAAGTGTTCCTATTATTGGTGAAGAAACTATACACATTGAAGTAAAAACAAAAGGCCTTGAAAGACAGAGAAATTCAAATGCAATTCCAGGCCCGTTTGAAGGAAGTCTAAATGAAGGCCTGATTAATTTAAAATTTAGAGTAGTTAAAATTCTTAATGTTACGAAACTTAATGAAGGAATAATTACTTATAAATTATCTTTCGTTTCTGAGGAGGCCATTTTAAATTTAAAACAAAAAGTTAAAAAATCTGCACTTGATCCAGTTTCACTTGAACCACGAAAAATATCTGATGTAGTAAAATCTCTTTATAGACAATTTTTTCAACGAGGTAGAGCGGGTAGAGCTAAACGTATTTTTATTGAACCTACTAAGAATCTTACAGATTTAATTATACCAAATCAAACTCCATTCAAGGCTTTTAATTTCTTAGCATCAAGAGCAGTATCTGCGGGTAAACATGCAATTGGATCTAGCTTTGTTTTTTATGAAAGTATAAGAGGATTCTTTTTTATTTCTATGGAAACTCTTATGTCCGGTGGTGGTATGGGATATAGTACAGTAGCAGGTGCACCCGGCTCACCTACAGAATTAGTATATACAGCACCAACAGACCCTGTTAAAGAAGTATATGTGGTACAGCCAAAACGAATGGGGTCAAATACAGCTGAAGAGAAAAATATTGCTATAGAAATGACAGCTGTTTCGGCATATTCATTTTCTTCTAATTTTGATGTTCTTGAAAATCTAACATCCGGAATGTATGCAAATAGATTACTTACACATGATTTGGTTAGAATGAAATATGATACCTTAGATTTTAATATGCATGATCCTACTTCAGTAAGTGATGAAACAAGAATAGATCCAGATACCGGTGCAGTTGAAATAGTAGAGTCTCAACGACAACCCGCCGATGCTAAAAACTTTAGTGATTCTTTTACTCATTTAGGAACAGGAAAATTAGCTACTGAAAAACAAGATGCATTAGGTTCGCCTGAATCGGTAATGAGTTTTTATCCTTCAAATTTTGCACATGATATTAGATTTAAAGAAGATCTGGGATCAAGAGGTGTAAAGGGAGAAATAAAATCTGGTCTAAACATTATTCCAAATAGAGTAGAACAATGGATGCAATCACGATTAGTACAAAATCAACAAGCTAGTAATATTAAATTAAATATTAGAGCGCCTGGATTATCTACTAGGGCAGTAGGAGATTTAATAGAATTCAAATTACCCACAACATATCTTGAAGATAGGGACGGAATTACACAATCACAACATCATGTGTATTTAAGTGGATATTATTTAATTACTAAATTACGCCATCATTTCAATAAAGAACAATATGATATCGAATTTGAGTGTATAAAAGATTCATTAAAAGTTCCACCTGGAAACGATAGATCAATACCGGAAGCTGATGATACAACAAGTATTACTCAGTCGCTACCACCATCACAAAGATAGGATAATACTATGGCATACTTTATGGGAAAAGGTGGATTTGTTTGGTGGCAAGGAGTTGTCGAAGACCGCCATGATCCGCTGTATCTTGGAAGATGTAAGATTAGAGTTTTGGGGTGGCATTCGGAAAACAAAAATGATCAACCCACTTTAGGATTGCCGTGGGCGTATCCTGTCGCGCCGATTACTTCAGCAAGTCAAACAGGGGTCGGTTCCACACCATTAGGTCCAGTTGAGGGCACATGGGTAATTGGTTTCTATCGTGATGGAGAAGACGGACAAGAACCAATGTTTTTTGGAACAATTGGTGGTATTCCAGAATTAGATGCAAAAGGAATTAATAATGATGGAACCGCAATAGGCGGTAGAGGGTTTCTTGATCCAAGATTAGAGGGTGGAGATGTCGGGCATCCAATGTTTCCAGATGAGGGGGGAAAGAGAGATCTTTTCTATAATCCTCAAGCTGATTTGGTTCCCAGAGAACCAGCAACCATTATTCACAATGCAAATCCTGATCCTACTGAAGATGTACAAACTGTTTCAGTTTCGGCCTCTACTACTCTTGAGAAAGAGAGTTCAGTAAAATCTTTGATTGGAACAACTGGTCCCAATACAACGACTCCCCCATTTACTGTTAAGGTTGTAGAACAGTCACTTAGATCAACATATCCTGATACGGGTTTAGCAAACACAGCAATATCATCAACTAGAAATTTAGATTATTTAAAAGAACCCACTACAAATAGATTAGCAAGAGGTATTCGTGGGAATACTGATACGAGTGATCCAAGAGTTTCAGGTATTGTATTTGAAAAAATGGAAAACCGTAAAGCAGGACAAATGAATATTCCGACTGCTGATGGTAAATCTTGGTCTGAACCACCAAGTCCCTGGCAAGCACTCTATCCATATAATCATGTGCACCAAACTGAAAGTGGTCACGTTATTGAAATGGATGATACACCTAATAGGGAAAGATTACATTGGTATCATCGAACAGGCACTTTTACTGAAATTCATCCAGTAGGTATTAAGGTTGATAAAATAGTAAACAATTATTATAATATTATTTTGGGGGCAAAATATACACATATTGAAGCGGGTGATTATACGACTATTGATGGTTCACAAGAAAATTATATTCTTGGTAATAAGGTGGACAAGGTTGATGGTGATTATTCTATTGCAATAAAAAGAGGAAGATTTAATGTTAATAATACATTAGGAGCAATTAATTTAATAGCCAGTAAAATGACATTAAGGGCATCAGAGACACTTACTCTATCAGCCAATAATGTTATTATTGAAAAGAAATCATCCGCCGCATCTGAAACAACTACAGGTGACTCAAAGGTGACAGTAGGTGGAAAACTAACTTATCAAACTGGTTCGTATAGTTTAAATGCTCAAGGTTCTATCGGTATGCAAACTGGTGGGGGAATGACACTCAATATTACTGATTCGATAAACGAATCTATATTTGGAGTGTTACCATCAATGACAATGGGTTATGCTAAAAAGACTACTGCCACTTTAGGTAAGATTGGAATGGAATGTACTGATAATATAGTTTCAGGTGGAATTGAAATGAACTTAGGGCTCGCTGGGTTAGGTGCATCTATAGCAATAAAACCTATCGGTGATATTGAATTAAATTCTAATTTGGGAACGACTGGTATTTCAGGTACTGCCTTATTGGGAAATATAGACTTTTCTAGTGTGGTAGGAAGTGCTCAAATGAGTAGTCTATTATCGACACTTAAATTAGGTAGTGGGGGTGATGCTTCCTTACAAGGATTATTAGGTGAGGTAACGGTGGGGTCTTCAGGTAAAGTAAAAGTTGCTGGATTAATTGCTACATTGAAAGAGATATTAGATGAGATAATAGATATAGTATTAGAACATACACATCCAACAGGAACAGGGCCATCAGGACCACCAATGCCTCCAGCTACCGCTAAACTGTCCTTATTGAAATCATTGAAAGTCGGTGGGAGTTTTGAATAATGCCACTAGTTAAAGCAACAATGTTTAGTGAATTAATGGGAACGTTTTCAACTGCTAGTCCTGATCCGATGAAGCCCGGAAAAGATATCGCAAAAGCATTTGCTAATTATTTAAAAATGGGACAAAATGCAGGAGGATTCCCCACAACAAATGTAATAGATACTCCTTGTGGAATGACAATAGGTGGGGTTTTTGCTCAGCAACTTCCAGTTGGTGCAGCAATAGGATCTCAAATAGCAACAGCATTATCATCTATGGCGTTAACATATTTGTCTACAAATCAAATTGGACCGCCGGTTGTACCACCTTCTCATATATCACCGTTAATACAATTATTTTCCGGTCCGCAAGCATCGGGAATGAATTTCGCAAAAGAGTTGGCAGACATATTAGACACATGGACAAAAACATGGGTAGTGAGTGGGTTAATTCCTGGTGCACCACCCGTACCATTTACAGGACCTTTATCATAGGATATAACAATGTCAGGAGCAATTGATAAAAAAATAATTGAAGTAAAAAAAGAGTTGGATGATAGTCCCACTACTCATTTATCTTCACGTACTGGAATTCTCGATTCTGTTACGTTATCAAGAGAATTTGCTCAAACACGATTAAATGCATTATGTGAAAAATTTATCTCTGTTACTTATGCTCTTTATATTCAATTGGAAGATCAGGGTACGGGTAACAATCTTCTTTTAGAAGATGCCGATGAAATATTGATGGAGCCGTCTATTCTAGATGCTAGTTATTCTCTTGCACAAGTATGTGAAAGTTTAGCAAAACAACGCGCTATATGTTATGGTGCAAAAACTATAAGCCACACTTTTAAGAAATTTGATTTTCCTGCCTATGAAACTGTCAATGGAGCACTTCAACTTACGGAACCAAATACTTCTTTTATGGGAATTAAGGCTACTGATATTAGTGAAACATTCACTATTAATTTAACTAGTTTGGCTGGAACACAGACACAAGGTAGTAATACATTTAGTACTGATGTTCGGGATTATTATCTAGTTAGGTCAAGAGTAACTGGAGAATTAATAGACATTAATGATAGCATTACTCCATATTCTACACCAGATAGTGATACCCTTTTTGGTAATGCAATTGCTTGGGGTCAAGATGTAACAACTGAAGTAGGAACATGGAACGCAGACTTTGCTAAAGCGAACATTGCCAGCGTAGCAATACAAAATGAAAATACGTATAAAGAATTAAATACTATGTCGTTACAAGACCATTTGGATCAGGGTAGTAATACCAGTTATACTACATTAGGTGCTGCATTTGGTCAAAAGTTTTATTTAAAGAGACATACTGACTATGTGAACACATTTACTATTATCGGTACAACTACAGAGAATAGTATAGAAGTGACAGGAATTTCTGATAGTGATATCTCTAAAATCAAATATGGTGATGTAATTAGTGGCACAGGTATTCCGGATGATAATGTAACAATCGCAGGAGTGAAATCTGCAGATAGTAAACTCCGGCTTAGTAATACAGGAATTGCAACAACAACTGGAACGGTTACTCTTACTGTAAATAGTGTACCATTTGGTTATGCAGAGAATGATATATTTTGTCAAGTAGAAATAGTAGGAGAGGGATTAGTAACAAATGAAGATTGGATGCCGGTTGGTGATGATGCCGGTGATTATAGTTCTGCAGACGCGGGCCCAGATGCTTTATTAAATGCTAATACTTCTCAATTCATAGGGCTACTTGGTTTCTTTGATCCAGATAATGGAAGTGCAAATGCATCGAATGATTTGACAAAGAGCTCAAGGGGTGATTGGGTTTCTGAAGGAAAAGAATATAATGGAACTTCATATCCTTACATAGAACGAAGTCCATTCTTTCCAGCAATGGGAAGCACCGTCAAGTCGTATGCAGTAGATAATGGTGAAATTGTAGGAACACAACCTACTGGATTAGGTGAAGATGATATTCCCACAGGAAGATATGTTAGGTGGGATGTAAAAAGAGCGGATGAGACTGGAGCCTTACCAGAGAACAGATATGTTACAGACAGCGCAGAAAAATTCTATTATGAAATACCATCTACTTCACAGTATACTTGTGGTACGGTTACTGTTGGTACTTCACACCCTATGCCTAATGTTGGAGAACCACCTTCTGCTCTCGCCAAAACTGGATTGACAGATACTATAACTAGAGTACAGACAGCATCCGTTACTGCAAATGGAGTTGTTTGTTCTGTGGGTAGTACAACAGACATTCCGGCCGATACTAATACAACAACCGCGGCTACAAGTGGATCATCAAGCGCGCCCACTGCAAATGCAACTATAGGTACTTATTATACTATTGGTTCAGATAATTTAATTTATGTTAATAGATATCATTATGAATCTGTTACCACCACTTCTGGGTCTAATTGGACTGCCACAACGGCCACAGATGTTTCGGTCTATGCTTGTAAATATAATTTTGCACAGAAACACATATATGAGGCATCAATGTCGGTGAATACTGATGTGCAATTTATAAGTGATTCAGTAGTTGATTTAATGGATACTATTAATTTTCGTGATCCGGTCATAGATGTAGATACAGCACAAGCGGGTGTAAGTGGTATAAGTGACAATGCATTCGATACCTATATTGCGGCTGATGAACTTAGAGCAACCGATTTAGCAGGATTGCAATCTGCATTAACATCATTTCGTAATACTCTTTCTGGTCAAAATAGAACAGGGCCTAATAATAGTAATTCTGGAAAAGGAATACTTATAACTTTTGCGAATACTACATGGGCCGCCTTTCATACAGAGGTAGGAACATTTGGTACTAACTGTGGAAAGAGAGTTACAGAAATAGATACTCGTATTGGTGTGCCGACTCGTTCTGGAACTCAATCAACTACAAGAGGTTCGGCGCCAGCAATTTATGTGTCAGCGATTCCAACAGCAAATACTACTGGCGGTATGGTTCCTTATGGTAGATCAATTTATAATAGTTGTAATTATTTACTAGGAAAAGACCTTAAAATGATGACGCAATTAATATCAGATATTCAAAGTCTGGCTAGTTTAGTAGATTTAGTAAAAAAGGCTAGAAACAAATATGAAATTCTTAATGGTAGAGCGAAGGAGTATAGCTAATGGCTGAAGAAAATAATTGGAAAGAAGCAGAACTACGAAGGGATGATATTAAGAAATTGTTAGAAAATACTAAACAACTTGCTGAAATGTATTCGGAAATCATAGGAATAAAAAAAGCAGGATGGGAAAATGTATTAAGATCAAGAGAGAAGAGAGCCGAAAAGGAAAAACAAAATGGCTGAGTTTAGTGCACTATTAACAGCGAAAGCTGAATGGAAACCTCATCAAATCGCGAAGGCGGGAGATCTTGCCACGTTAGCAGCTGCTGCTACCGCTCTTGCAGAAACTGTTAAAAGTACTCTTAAACTTGCAAGTGCTGGCATGGAAGTGGTTAAACTTTTATCTGCTCTTCAAAACATCAATCCCCTTTTAATGGCATTGGAAGCTTTAGCGGATGAAGTACTTAAACAAATCCAAGATTTAAAAGAGGCTGGGTATTGGTACTTATATGTTGATCCTTATTATGAAGGAAATGTAACGCCAACACAAAAATATAATTATGGGTTTGAACAATTAAGGAATAAGGCTGGAAAACGAATATGGGAAATTAAAGATGATTCGGGAAATTGGACAGATACTACAAATATTCCTACATTAGCACAGCTTAATGAAGAAAAAGCAAAACCTCATTATACTTCTCCTAGAAAACTAATTCCTGGTGGATTTGATAGAGATAATCCCTTACAAGATCCTCTTAGGTCTTCATCTGATGGGGGAGTAAGTAAGTTCCCCACATTTAACACAAAAGAAGTAATTAAAGAATTTGTAAAAGCATTTGATGATGAGGGTGATGTTCCCAGATATAAATTACTGGGTGCGGTTTCTGATGCACCGAAAGCAGGAGAAGTAGTATATGATGATGATGGAAATGCTTATATAGGATGGAACCCTAAGATAGATTTTGGATTAGAATTATTCGATTTGGGCAAAGCCAGTGAAAATGGTTCAACCATTAAAAATTATGTGGCGGCCAGAAAGGCTCTTAATTCCAAACAAAGCGTAGGTAAACCTAATATTTTAGGAAATACAGAATTTGATGGTGGTTCTGGGGCAATAGCAATAATAATTGCCGCTTCAGATTTTCAATCATTTTATGATGTCTTTAATCAGTTCTCTAAAATGTTTTCTGATATTCCTGAATTTGCATCGGATACAGGTAAAAATTTATTAGATGCATTAACAGAGATTGTTACTCCAAATAAGGTAACAGTTAAATTAACTCAAGTTGATACTAAGTATCAATCGTTTATAGTGGGTGATATTATAGGAGGAAAAATATATAATAGTATCGGGGAAATCGTAGAGATCATTGATGGTTCTGTGACTCCAACATTAATGATAGGAAGAAAAGCAGTGGGAGATACAGATGATGAGGGAAATATAACTTCTGTAATGGAAGATTATAATATGAACCCAGTTGATCGGTGGATCGATATGGAAGTAATAGTAAATCCAATTAGAAATATTGATGGACTAAACCCCTGGATAACTGGTGATATGGTTCTGGAGATGGAAAAAAGAGGCGAGTCGGGCAATCCTGAAATTCGAGATGATGTATTTCCTAATTATGTTTTCAAGGGTCAAGACACTACAGAATTACCTAAAGCTAGTAGAATATATCCAAAGGTGGCAATAGTTTCAATGGAAAAGTTGATGGTTCTTCCAGATTCAACTCCGCCTGATTTTGGGGGGATTAAAATTAAAGATATTGTTCCTGGCTGGGGTGAATTTTTTCAACTATTAGAAAATTTTGTATTACAATTAAAGGGGATGATTTCAGATTCAAATGCTTTTATTCAAGACATGATAGACATGATTAAACAGGTTGAAGAATTTTTGGAATATATGATTAAACTCATTGATGAATTTTTAAAATTCTTTCAAATAACATTACCATCACAAGGTGTATATGCCCTTTACATTCCAAATCAAAACGGGGGTAATAAAGGAATACAGGATGAACTCTCTAGTGCAACTGGAATTCCACCTTTAGGATATGCAGCAGGACTATTATTTGTCGGTACAGAGGGGGATAAACTTATTGCTGGAGGGGGTAGTAAAAACCCAATAGATTTATTAGCACTGGTATTAGGATTACTTTAATTTAACTAAATATTAAGAGCAAGATATGGCTACTACATACGGA